GTCGTCCTCGATAGCAATGACGGCAGGCGTGCCCGATGCGGTTGAGGACAAGAGTTGACGGGGGGCGGTAAATAGGGCTTTAGTGACAGCGTCATTGGAAATCTCGGCATTGACGAAAGCCGTGGTAGCCACCTGAGTGGTGTCCGTGCCTACTGCCGCCGTGGGTGCAGTCGGCGTGCCAGACAAGGCGGGTGAGCTGGCAAACACCAACGCGCCCGAACCCGTTTCATCGGAAATGACACCCGCCAGTTCAGCGGACGTGGTCGCCGCGAACTGACTCAGCTTGCCCGACGTAAGCCCTAGCCCCGTAGTGGGGTGGACGTGGTCGGCTCTTGCGGCGGTGGTTCCGACACCAGGGGCAGCTGTTCCCAGCGCCGCCGGATTGGTCGAGGCTAGGGACGGCTGGGGGCCCGTGGGACCAGTCGGGCCGGTCGGGCCAGTCGGCCCGGTGACCGTGGACGCGGCGCCAGTGGCACCGGTCGGGCCAGTGGGTCCGGTCGCCCCGGTGGCTCCCGTCGCACCTGTTGGGCCAGTAGCGCCAGTTGCGCCCGTGTTGCCGGTCGCACCTGTTGGGCCGGTGGGGCCTGTCGCCCCTGTGGCCCCGGTTGCGCCAGTTGGGCCGGTAGCGCCAGTGGCTCCCGTGGCACCGGTCGCGCCGGTTGCTCCCGTGGGCCCGGTCGGACCCTGAACACCCTGCACACCTTGGATTCCCTGAGCACCTGTTGCTCCGGTAGGTCCGGTGGGTCCTGTTGGACCCGTAGCGCCGGTGGCACCGGTGTTGCCAGTGGCACCGGTCGGGCCCGTTGGGCCAGTCGCACCGGTCGCGCCTGTGGCACCGGTTGGGCCTGTCGGCCCCTGGACTCCTTGGATTCCCTGAGCACCGGTTGGGCCCGTCGCACCTGTGGCGCCTGTCGCACCGGTGGCGCCCTGGGGCCCGGTGTCTCCCGTCACGCCCTGCGGACCAGTCGGACCAGTGGGACCCGTCGCACCGGTAGGACCGGTGTCACCTGTCGCACCAGTAGCACCCGTGGGACCGGTAGGGCCAGTAGGTCCGGTGACAGTCGAGGCCGCACCCGTCGGGCCCGTATCGCCCGTCAAACCTGTGGCGCCCGTAGGCCCGGTGGGACCGGTAGCGCCTTGGATGCCCTGCGGGCCCTGAGGTCCCTGAGCCCCGGTCGGGCCTGTATCGCCGGTCACACCCTGGATGCCCTGAGGCCCGGTCGGCCCGGTGTCACCTGTCGCGCCAGTAGCACCGGTGGGTCCTGTGTCGCCGGTGGCACCCTGGACACCCTGAGGCCCGGTCGGGCCTGTAGCACCTGTGCTACCAGTCGGGCCCGTATCGCCAGTTGCACCGGTCGCGCCAGCTGCGCCCGTGGGTCCGGTGGGACCTGTTGCGCCCACGGGTCCCGTGTCACCCGTCGCCCCGGTAGCACCCGTGGGTCCCGTCGGGCCGGTGGGTCCGGTCGCACCAGCTGCGCCCGTCGGGCCAACGATCTGCCCGACGTTCTCCCAGCTCGACGTGGTCCCCGACCACACGTAAAGGTCATTGCCGACGATGTACGCGTCCCCAGCGTTACCCGTTGGGTGAGCCGACTGCAAAGCCCCGAGGGTGGCGTATGACCCGAGAATCGTGACGCCCGTGCCCTGCGCACCCGTAGGCCCGGTGGGACCTGTAGCGCCCGTGTTGCCCTGAGGCCCGGTCGGGCCAGTAGCGCCCACGGGGCCCGTGTCACCGGTAACGCCCTGAATGCCTTGGATTCCCTGCGGGCCTGTCGGGCCCGTCGGACCAACGACACCCTGCGGGCCCGTCGGGCCCGTGTCACCGGTAACGCCTTGGATGCCTTGCACGCCCTGGGGTCCGGTATCACCAGTGGCGCCGGTTGGGCCGGTCGGACCCTGGACGCCCTGCACACCTTGAATACCCTGAGCGCCCGTCGGACCAGTCGGACCAAGGTTGCCCTGGATGCCCTGAGCGCCCTGAGGACCCGTCACACCCTGAGGTCCCGTCGGGCCAGTCGGGCCCGTAGCGCCCTGAGTTCCCTGCGGGCCTGAAGTGGCAGCCGTAATTGTCGCCGTCGTGGGCGACGTGACCACAACCTCAGTCATCGAGTTACCTCCGCGCTAATCGTTGCCCTGCCCTCAAGCAAACGGGTGACCTCGCCACCCGCCGAAACCATCTCCAAGTCATAGACGTACTGACCCGGTGACAGTGCCGCCGTATCCGTGGCCGTCACCGTGATAGCGATGGTCCCCGCAGACCCGCCCAACGCCATGCGCCCGTTACTGGTGGACACCTCCAGCGCCACGGTAGGGGCGGCAGTGTTTGAGCGAACCTGCATCCGGCCCGTGTAGCTCGTCAGGTTCACGTTCGTGGCGGGGTCCCCGGTGCGCCACGTAAACGTTCGATCAAAACTGGCGCCCTGATAGATAGTGAAGTCGTATCGGCCCGGTTCCTGCATCATGCCTCCAACGCTTCAATGCGGGCGGTTAGGTCAGTGATCTGCTGCTGTTGCTCGCGGACGACGTAAACCAAGGCCGCGAGGATGGGGCGGTCCTCGACTGCGGACGGCAAGCCCTCGTCGTCCCAGTTCGCTGCCCAGGGGAACTTGGCGGCCACGTCCTCGGCGATGAAGCCGAGTGAGCGGGCGTCGGCGTCAGCAGGTGACAGGCTGCGGAACTCCGTAGGCGTAAGGCTCAGTACGTCGTATGGGTCAACGCTGGGGTCAAAGTCTGCGAGTTTGTCGGCTGGTACGCCCTCAAGGTCGTCTGTGAGCGGCGTAAGTTCGTCCTTGAGTCTTACGGTTGACGTTGACTTGAGCAGCTGCGCGGACGCGCCCACGCGAACGTTCGCGGCGTTGGCGGTCGTGGCCTCGTCAATGCCGTAGGAAAACACTGCGCCCGCAAGGCTAATTCGCAGGGCTGAGTTGACGGCTGGGCTTAGGCCGAGGTCGACGCCACCGCTCCAGTAGATGAAGGCATCAGGGTTTGCGAACTCACTGCCAATTTTGCGACCGCCAAAGATGTTTCCTCTAATGCCAAGTCCATCGGGGGCGCCGATGCTGACGTATGAGGCATCACCCTCCATGAATCCTTTTCGGACGTTAGAGGAATTGTAGAACTCAATTTGCCCGTTGTTAGTTCCGCTTGCAGTGATTTCAACGCGCCGCCCGCTAGCCGCGGTACGCAATGTCTTGCCAGTCAAAGTGTTGGTGTCAATGCGATCGGCAGAAATGATGCCTGCCGTAATCTTGTCTGCGCTGATTGAAGCAATTTGCGCGTTGCGGATTGCTGCATCTCCAATAACAGCGGACCCCGCCGCGATTGAGCCAGCGGCGAGCTGAACCGATGTGATGCAGTTGGCTGAAAGGCTGTCAGACCCCCACGCCTGAGTGACCCACGTGGAACCGTTCCATCGTTTGTGGATGATTGACGTACCTGAGGACGAGTCCAGCCAAATGTCACCCGCGACGGGGGAGCTTGGCTGAGTGGTGCCGACTGTGGTGGTGATGCCACCGATTTGGCGGGCATTGAAAGACACTGCGCCGCTGCCAATAGTAGCGGTTCCGTAGTCCGACGACGTGGTCAAACCTGTTTGGCTTGACGCCGCCGTCGACGGGTCCGTGCGATTATCCGCAGGGTCAACGCCAACCAGGCGCACGTAGTAGGTAGTGCTCGCCGTAAGGCCCATGATGGTGAAGAAACCCGCAGCGCCGTCTAGGCGACCGGCAAGGGTTGACGTGGACGGTGTGAACGTGGCACCAGAGGTGGCGTAGTGGACCTCGACGTAAACGCCCGACGGGTACGTGTCGCCGTTAGCGTTCTTGCCGTCCCAGGAAACCCGCAGCCCTTGGACGGTTCCCGCCAGAGTCGGGGTTGACGGGGCGATGAAGTCCACCGGGGCAGGGATGACAGGGTCCGGCTCAATGCCAGGGCCGCCATCCCCAGGCGTCGGGTCAGGGGACTGCGGGTCAGTGCCCGCCCCAGCCACTGAGCCAATCGAGGTCATGGAAACGAGCTGCGCGAGCTTCTGTTCCCACAACTGAGGAGGGCGCCGGAAGTTACCGTCAGGCATTCAGCACCTCCAACTCAGGCTGGAATCGGACGTTCTTGCCGTCATGCACCATGGCGATGGTCAGCACGCGGGCCTTCAATGTTCCGGTTCCTGTGGCGTTGGGAACGGACACGACGTCGCCCACGGAGAAGTTCACGTAAGGGGCCGCGCCCGCCTTGACGATGGCTTCAACCCGTGTGGCGACCAGTTGCACCTGTCCGGTACGGGCCAGCACCTTCTGAGCTGTGCCCCTGGCGGTGTCCTCATCGCGCATGTTGCCGTACTCAAAGTAGGTTTCGCGGCGGCCGTTGGTGTCGGCATTGGCCGCCGTCTGAGTCCAGCCTTCCTTGGTGCGGATGAGGGCTTGTGTCTTGAGCTTGGGCTCAGATCGTGTGGCATAGGCCATGAGGTTGTCCTCAAGGGCCAGGGTCACTGTGGCCGATACGTCCGAGCCACGGGACTCCCACGCATCTAGGCGGCACGTGGTCGGGTTGACCCAGAAGTCGTGGCCGAGGTCGACCATGGTGTCCAGCACCTGCAACAGGGACATGCCTACCTTGACGGTGATGTCCACCTTGGTTGACCACGAGCCGCTGGTGGGTGCGGCCTGACTAAACCCGTAGGTGAACTTGGAGAAGCGGTACACGCCTCGGGTCGTGGCCTCTTCCATGAGGGTCCGCAGAACCATGGCGGGCAGATGCTTAGGCGCGGTGGTCGTGACTTCCCAGCCGGTGGCCCGGGACCTCAGGATCAGGTCGGTGGGCTTGTTGTTGTCGTTGAGTTTCCACGCCGAGAACAGGAAACCGGCGGTGGAGTCAGCCACGAGCCGCAGGCCGATCTTGGCGTCCGCGGTGATGTTGACCGCCGATCCGTCCGAGGTGGTCGACAACTTGAAGTCGTCGTCTGTGACGTTGACAAGAAAGTAGTCGTTTCCTTTGGTCAGGCCCGTGCCGGACTTGGAGATGTCAAACACGCGGACCTTGGACCCGGCCGCGAGGCCGTGGTTGGACGCGGACACCTTGTCGTCCGATGCGGATATGGACAGGTCCGTGCGCTCCCACGGCTTGTCATTTCTAACGCGGGCCGCGACCGTGTGCGTACCCTTGCCGAGGCGGGTCACAAACTTGGTGAACTGGGCGTATGACGGGGCCGTCTCATTGAAGCGACTGGTGTCCATCACGAGCGTGCCGTCAAGGTAAACCTGGCCGAAGTTGTCAAAGGAGGCCCACATGGCGAGGCGCGTGGACTCAGTCAGGGTGAACGTGGCACGGAACCAGTTGTTGGTGCCGCGCTCTACGAGGGTGCTGGGGTTGGTTGACCAGATCCATGCAGCGGCGGGGTCAATGGCCCGCCACTTCACGGGCAGGTTGTTGCGGGCGGTGGCGTCGTTGCGCCACACGGTTGTCTGTGGCGTGGTCCACGTGTAGTCGGACTTCCATGCCCCGTCGGCGGCGGCGTAGTTGAAGGGCCGCTCGTCGGAGCTGAAGTCGGCGACGCCGCCCTGGGCGAAGGTAACGGCGTCGTCCAGCCACGCTAGGAGTCCGCGCCCTGACGCTTGAAGGGTGAGTTGTCCGTTGGCGTTGGCGAGGTCCCGCTCAAGGATCTCAACAAACCACGCAAACCTAGCCGTGCCCTGGTACAGGACACGTACCACGGCGTCCTTGGTGAGCAGGGCGACGTCGGCACTTGAGGACATCGGGACCTGCACTTGTCCGTATCCGGTGGCGTTGAACTCGTCAGAGAACTCGGCCGCCAGCACCTGAGACAGGGTGCCCAACTTGGTGGTGTTGGTCGGGTCATAAACCTCAAGGGTCAACCCGTCAGAGGACATACGACCCACCGGACTTAAAGCCGCCGTCCATCAGCCGGAAGTCGATCGCGACGCGGGCAATGTGCGGCGCTTCCCAGTTCACGTTCCAGGCCAGGAAGCGCGCCGACGCGGTTGAAGTCGTGGCCCCGATCACGCGGGTGATGGTGACCGTGGACCCCGACCCGAAAGCCGCCGTGGCGAGGGCCTGCAACTTGGTGATGGCGTCGCTACGGCGGGCCGCGTCATCCACGCCCGTGCCCACGATGACGGCGCCAATGCTCCACGTCTGCGGCCCGTACCACGGATTAGCCGCCACTACCCCATCGCGGCCGGGGACGACGTAATCGTTCTGAACGGGCGGTGGGATGACGACCGGGTCAAGAGTCTGAAGCGACGTGACCAGGCTGGTGATGTTGGTGGCGCCAATGCTGTATGTCTCAGACACTTAGACCTGCCACAAATGAGAGACGCCGCAGGGCTCGTGGTACGGAATCCTCGGCGCGCTCGCCGGGGGCCGACTGGACCGTGATGCCGCCATTGATGATGACGCCGCCGCCCATGCTGCCGCCGTTGTTGAGATTGTTGAGGGTGCCGACACCGAGCCGCCTGACTGTGTCCGCGTTGAGGACGTACTCGCCGCGCGACAACATTGCGGGCACGTTGTCGGATGCGTGAGTGCCGAGAGCTGCGCGGACCATGCCGCCGGTCGCGTACACGGGACCACCCGTGGCGATAGGCCGACCACCCGGTGTTGTCTCGGGTACGTCAAAAGTGATCTTGATGGGAATGTTGGTGGGGATTGTTTCCATCGCCTGCTTGAGCTTCTCGGCTTCAAGCCGGGCACCGCCGATCTTCCCCGCGGCTTCCTCGGCGGCGGCCGCGACATCCGGCGGCAACTTGATTCCCGTGCTCTGGGAGACCGCGGCGATCTTATCGAGCGCGCCCTTGTAGAACTCTGCCGCAGCGGTCGGGTCATCAAACGACGTAGCTGCGTCGTTGGCGGCGGTGACAACGTCAACGAGACCTTGCTTAGTCGGGTCAGCGACAAAATCTTTGATGGCCTGCTTGTATGCCTGCAACGCCTCGTAATGTGAGACGGCATCGTCAACACCGGCAATCGCCGCCGCCACGGCCCCTAGCCGCGACGCCGTGATCTTGGCATTGGTGGCGATTGACGCCATGGCGGACGAGTAGCGCCACGTCGAGTCGGTAGAGGTATCGGTTGCCTCGGTCACGGCGACGATGTCACCGTCAAGAAGTTGCGCTGCTTTGCCGCTGGCAATCATGCGCTCGGTCTGTGTTTTGACCGTGGCGGCGTGGATCTCGGCCTCTCGGGCCGCGTCCGCCTGCGACTGGGACAGAATCGTCAGACCCTGTATGACGGCATACGCGGGGTCAATGAACCGGCGCACGGCGCTGATGCTGGTGCCCAGCCAATCGGGCATCATGTCGCCCGCACTGTTGACCCAGCCCATTATGGTTCCGAGGCCCGACAGTGCATTGGCAAGCGTGCCGATGTCCCTGCCGAACTGCTCGGCCTGCGGCTGCAACTCGCGCAGGATCTGGGCTAGATCACCAGACCCCTCGGTGGTGCCTTGCAGACTGTCAAGGAATCCCTTGCCGAATGACTCTTTCAGCTCATTGAAGCCGTCTTGAAGGCGCTTGATCTGGCCCTCTAGGGTCCGTGCTGCGGCGGCGGCAGAGCCGCCGAAACGGTCCTCTAGGGCGCCCATGATCTTGTTGAGGTCACCCGACTTGAGGGCAGCCTTGTCTAGGCCAGGGACAAGTCGACCCAAAGCCGTAGTCTGACCACCCACTGCCTTGGCGACGGCCGCTGCCACAGACTGCAAATCGCGGCCCGACCCCACCGACGTGTCCACGGCGACGGCTAGCAGGCTTTGTGCCTGGACCGCGTCCTTGGTCGCGCCCACGATTGTCATTAGGGCGGGCCGCAGTTCATCGTCGGCCATACCCGTGGCGAACCGCAGGTTGTCAATGAACGTGTTGACCTGAGGCATGGCGAAGCCTTGCCCCACGTTGTCTAACGTCTGCTTGAGCAGGGCAAGTTGACGCTCCTCGGCCATGGCGGCCTTCACGCCGTCAACACCGAGCTTGACCGCAAATGCGCCCGCGGCTGCGGCCGCGCCTAGAAGGGCGGGTCCGGCAACGGACTTCAGAGTGGCGCCGATTGCCGCCATCTTGCCTCGGAAGCCTTCCGCGTTGCGGACGGCATCCATCATGCCCGCACCAAATGACTTGGTGTTAGCGACAAGGGTGACGGTGAGGGTACGACCACCAGCCATTAGGTCAGCCCCTCTCGAACTTTGCCTTGATGCGGTCAACGGCCTTCATCCACTCGCGCAGAGCGGCAGGCTTGTATCGCTTCATGTCCTTGATCCAGCCCGTACCGGACCCGAATGCGGCTGGGAAGCCGTGTCCGCGTCGTTCCCGGTTGGCGAGCTTCTTGGTGCCGCGGAACGTGCCGCGTCCGCCTCGTCCGCTTGATCCCTCAGATGACGGGAAACGGACGTTGGATGCCGACGCGCCACCGCTGAACACTCGCCGAGCCGCACCGATCTGGATAGACGGGATGCGGTCGGACTTCTTGACTCTGATGGACTCAGCGATACGCGGGCCCCAGGGCCCTGCCTTCATGGCCGCCCCATGCCACGCCTCGTACATGGGTCCGCCTGCGATCTCCGCACTGGCGTCGCGCAGCTCTTGCTGGGCCTCGGCTGGCAGTTTGCGGAGGTCGCGCATGAGTCTGTCTAGGCCGTAGACGCGGATCTCTGCGGCCTGGGGCATGGCTCACGACCTTTCGTTGAGAATCGTTGCCATGGTTTCCAGCATGGAAGGATCTTCTAGGGCCAGAACTGATGGCGCTATTCCGGTGGCGACAGCGAGGGCCGCTATGGCGTAGTGCTCGCTGCCGGTTCCGTAGGAGGGTCCGGCTCCTTCTGGGTCTCGTAGTCCTCGACTGCGGCGAGCCATGTATCAAACTCGTCAGTGGTGCGGCCGCCACGCTTGAGGGCGTGCCAGCCGAGCCACATGAGGTGTTCCTCATGCATGTCGCCAGTGAATGATGAGATGACTGAGACGCCGTATTTCCGCTCAAACATGATGCGGTCAATCGGCAGGACTCGGACGTCTACTACGGTCCCGTCCGCGTACTTGAACTCAAGGTTCATTGGTTACCCCCTTGGGTGTTTAGGAGAAGGTGCCGTCAGTGACCGCGCCGGTCACCTGGAGATTGATGTTGAGAGTGACCACGGCGCCGACGGCCGAGGACATCTCAATGTTGGTGATGAGAGCGGAGCCGGACGCCTTGACCTTGCCGCTGCCGCTTCCGGCGGGGCCGTACTCCCAGGTCTGGGACGTGCCCTGCCAGCCCATAATGGTGGAGTACACGGTCGCGTCGAACATGCCCGACAGGGTGATGCTGGCGTCCTTCAGACCGGCGACAAACGTCTTAGATGCAGAGTTGAAAGCCGACGTCTCTGCGGTATCGGCCGTGCGCGACACGCTGATGCTGTTGAGATATGCGGAGAGGTCGGTGCTCGCGATCTTGAAGTACGAGTCCTTACCGTGAACAAATGCCATTTCTGTTGCTCCTTATCGGCGGGCGAGTGAGGTGGTGAAGGTTGCGGCGGCGCCAACCCCAGTGAGGGTCCAGCTCGCCCGCAGGTAACGGTTGACGGTTCCCGCGACCTCAACCCTCTGGGAGGTGGCCGCGGTTGCCGTTGCGAAGGTCACGAGATCAGTCCACGTGCTGTTGTTGGTGGAGTGCTGGACCTTCACAATCAGGGTCCCCGAGCAGGCGGGGACGTGCAGGGTAGCCACGGCGCCGTTGCTGGTGCCAGCGGCGTCCGTGTGAGCGGTGCCATTGCCGCCCGCCGTGACCTCGGTCAAGTCCGCGAGGCTGACACCCACATCAAACTTGCCGTCGCCCTGGATGTTCATGTTGGCGGCGACCACGGCGCCTACGGCCCCGGTTACCTCATAGGTGACCTGTCGACCTGCCACAACAAACACGGGCTTGCTCGTGGCGAAACCGTCAGGAGCCACACTCACCGGGGAATTGGTGGCCGCCCCAAAGGTTGCCACGGACGGTGTGTCCCACAGGGGCTCAAACAAGCCCGAGCAAGAGATGGTTGAGTCGAGCAGGCCGGACACGTAGGTCTTGTCTGTGGCGTCTAGAGGTGTCGCGTCAGCGGTCTCAGCGACTGAGGAGGTCGTCACTCCCGTCAGGTAGGCGGCAAGCGCCGATGAGCCGAAACAGATCCGGCTGTTCTTGGAATGCGTGAAGCTCACGCGATCACCTCCACTGAGAACTCAATGCCCAAGTAGTCCGCCTCGCCGTATCCGTAGATGCCGACGCCGGAGGCGGATCTGACTGCCACACTGTCGGCGGCACCGCCCAGGGTCCGGTCGGACTCAATGGCGGCTTTGATGGAACGGTCGCCTGTGCCGGAGGCATAAGCGAACAGGGACTTCTGTGCCGTGCGCTCGGATGCTCGTGCGACGAGGACACGCACCGTGAACGTGTAGAGGTCGGCGCCGCGCGCCATGACCTCGTCATATTCAACGGTGGTGGGTGGTCCGACGATGGCGCACGGGATGGGCACCGTGTCAAGGATCTCGCGCTGGACCCTGAGCTTGCTGACGGTTGCCAGGTTGGTGGCGAGACCGTCAATGATCGCGTCAATCTCGGCCATGGCTAGGCCAGTCCGAGGCGGCGGAACGGCTCGCACAGCATCCGCGCGTCTGGGTGTAGTCCTCCTGGGAGGCGCATTGGCGCGAGCATGTCGGAGCCGCCCATGACCCCGAGCGGGACGTCGCGGGACTTGAACAGGCGCACGGACTGGAGTACGCAAGCGTCGCGGATCTGCTGCGGGATCTCGGGCCAGCCCCACACGCCGGACACCCGCACCCAGCCGGGTGGCTGCGGGAACACGGTGGACGGCTTGGCGAGCAGTTGGGTGTACGGCTGCGCGGGCACGAGCGTCACGGCATTGACGGGCTGCTTGATAACGCTTGACGCGCCGAGGCTGGTGAAGGTCTCGGCGTATCCGGCGTACTCAAACTCCACGTCGGTCAGCGTGACCAGATCGTCCACGAGGACGACTCGACCGTTGGCTCGGTACAGGCGTGAGACGGGGGCCGCCGTGGTCCCGATCTGCCCAAAGTACCTGTCGCAGTATTGGTCAATCGCTCGGGAGGCCGACCCGATAATCCCGTTCAGCACGACGTCGTCGTTGTCGTCGCTGATGCGGAGGGCGTCCTTGACGTCCTCAAGGATTGCGTAAGTGGAGGCCATGAGCTTAGGCGGTCGCGGTGCGGCGGTTGGCTCGTGGGCGGGCGGCGGTCTCTGGGGCGGCAACGGCGGCGACTTCAACCTCGGGCGCGCTGGTGGCAGCGGTGGCGCCTAGGCGCTTGAGTTCCGCGTCAATGGCGGCGACTCGATCCTTCAGTCCCCGGCGCGCACAAAGCGACCGTTCCGACTTCAGTGCCTCAATGTCCACGTCATGCTCCTTGCTTGTCGGGGGAGGGTGGTGCTACCCGGCCCGCGTCGGGGGTATTGGGCGCGGGCCGGGTAGCAGTCACGGGGTGGTCACCCCGCTAGGCGGTTCACGCCCAGGGGTTGACCAGGCCGGTGCCGCCGATCACGGCCACGGACTTTGCGTAACGAGCGACCATCGCGTTGTACACGTATGCGCGGAAGAGCACCGTGCCCGTGTTGGCGAGGGTCTCGCGGAACGCTTCCAGGCGCGGCGCCGACTCGGCGAACACCACGTCGTCGGCCTTGAGGACGATGATGCGGTCCTCGTCGGTGCCGGTGCCGAGGTTGGTCGGGATGTTGGCGTCCACGAAAACGGGGATGCCCTGGATGTCGCCGACGTAGCCCTCGGACGACACACCCTCCTGGGTGCCGACGGCGTTGAAGCGGCCGTTGGCGGCAGGGGTGATGAGCGGCCGCTGGCTGGAATCCACCGACGCCAAGAAGAAGCCCCATCGGCGAGGGTGCATCAGGATGCGAGTCGGTGCCGCAAACCGGTTGGTGTGGACCTGCTGGATCGCGTTAGCAATCTGGCTGTACAGCTCGCCCACCGTCGGCGATGCGTCGGTGTAGGTCACCGAGATCGCGTTCTGGGTGCTCAGGAGGCCGTACTTGCCGGTGGCGTTGGAGGTGAGGCCCCACACGTCCTGAGCGCGGGCGGTGTCGGCGGCGAGATCCTGCAAGATCACGCCGTCGAGGTTGACCGGGCTCTGCTCAATGAGCTGGACCGAGAGCTTCTGGATGCCACCGATGGTGTGGACCGCAGCCGTGCGCGTCGCGGTGACGGCGTCCGACTCGTTGAAGCCGGTGTTCTGCGAGGACTGGGTCGCGGCAACGGTTCCGGTCGTGATGGCCGGGTAGTTGAGCGAGTCGGTCCCAGCCGGGAGAGGCTGCTTGTCGAGCTGGTCAATAGAAACACGGCCCGCACGAGCGAACGTGATCCACGCACTCGTCAGATATGCGGGCGGGACAAAGTCTCCACCCGACGTATCGGTCGTGTTGAGTGCGCGGGCCTCCGCGTTGTTGCGGTGGAGGCGATCCATCGCCTCGCGGTCGCCGCGGGTGTTGGCCGCGAACAGGTCACGGAACCATGACCGCTCGCCGTCGGCGCGGTAGGTGGACGGCTCGGACACGACCTGGACCGATGCGGTCTGGGCGGACGTGAACGAGCGGGACTGGGCAGCGTCGAGGGCGTCCATCTCGGAGATGCGCTCGGTGAGAGCGTCGGCGGCCTCGCGGGCCTCCTTGACGCTGGCGAGCTCCTCGTCGGTGATGTCGCGGGCCTCTGCCTCGGCCGTCTCAACGACGGCCCGAGCCTCGGCCAGCTTCGCCTCACGCTGCGCGATGAAGGTATCGCGGACAGACATGCAGGTCTCCCTTACGGAGTTGAAAGTGGATTGGTGGACTGTCGTCAGGTGGTGGCCGTGGTGCCCTGACCTGGGCTCCGGTGGCTCCGGCGTGACGTTTGTTCCCGGCTGGTCAGGCCAGGTACAGGCGCGCGACCTCAAGGTTGCGCGCGACCCGGGACTCTGTGGCCTCGGGAGTCTGTGAACGCATCGGAACCGTGGCGATGCCGAGCGAGGAAGCGAGCTGCCAGCGCCAGCCCTGGTGGGCGTCAATGCGCTCGTCAAGGAAGTTGGCAAGCCCGGACTGGTCGGCCTCGTCGGCTGCTTCACGGGAACGCCGCAGGCAGTCAATGACAAGGTCGTTGGCGGTCATCAGGTCGGCCGCGAGAGTGCGGGCGTCCATGGACACCGGGGAGTCGTCAATGGTGCGGGCGCCTAGGATCTGGGGGAGCGTGGACACTGGTACGCCGCCGACCTTGCGGATGTTCTCCGCCAAGGGATCAATGGACTCGTAGGTGTCCTCGTAGATGTGCCCGAACAGGTCGTGATACTGGGCAAAGTCAGCGCCGACGACGTTCCAGTGCGCGGCGTGCGCCCGGTAGTACAGGCTGAACACGTCGGCGAGGGTGGTGTTGAGGTAGTCGGGCAGTGACCGGGCGGCGACCATGTCGTCAACCTCGTCGGTGTCCGGCATGTCCTCGGCGGTGTCATCCATCTCGGGGGCCATGTCGTCGAGGACGCGGAGGATCGTTTCGCGGGCCTCAGGGGACACGGCGCCGGAGCGCACCTCGGCGAGGGCCAGGTCGAGGTCGCGCAGGCCGACAGAGGTCTGCTCGTACCACGGATAGGTGACCACCGAGACGTCCATGAGGCGGACTTCCAGCAATTCGCGGTTGCGGGTCTCGGGGTCAATCTGGTCACGCACAGGGATGAAAGAGAAACTGCACTGGTCGATATCCGACCGTGCCATCGCGGAGACCAGCTCCTGCACCGTGGGATTGCTCATGTCAAGGTCGGGGGCGTCCATGAACAGGCCGCGCTCGTCGACCGTGAGGGTGAGGGTGCCGGACTTGGTGCGGGCGATGGGGACGCCGTCGTGGTTGACGAGCAGTCGTACATCGTCCTGCTCGGCGAGGGTCTTGGTGAACGCGGAGGAGCGGATCACCTCACCGTGGGCGGGCGTATCGAACAGGGCCGCGTAGCCTCGCAGCCCGACCTTGCCGTCGGCCTCACGGACTTCCCACCCCGCTTCAACGCTGCGGCGCTCCATCTTGTCCATCATTCTTGACCTGTTCCCTTGGTCGGACCCCCATTGGCGTCTGCCGGAACTACGGTGACCGGATGCACCTCCGCGTATCCCAAGTCCGGCAGACCGAGAAGTTTCAAGGCATCGTGCGGGTCGTACCCTGCACGGACGAGCACGCCGACCGCATTGATGCGCGCGGTCGTGTCGGCGACGTTGGCCGTGTCCAGCGGCGGCAAGTTCTCTAGTGCGCGCATCTCGTCCGTGGTCAGGAGTGGCGTGCCTGTGGCCTGTTGGATCTGGGCCGCCGTAAGGTAGGACTGGTAGCGGGTCTGAAGGTCTGCGCGCAGGATGGCGCCCGTCTTGAACCGGGCAATCTGTCCCTCGGGGAGGAGCCGCGTGAGGGACTCCTCAAGGCGGTGAATCCACGGGCCAAGGCTGAACGCGAGGAAGTCCGCCACGCGCGCTTCACGGTTCTGATACGTCAGCTCGTTGGACGACCCCGTCGACACTTCCAGCATGGACGGGCTGATCCCGAACACGCGGGCGACCTGGGCTGTGCTCCACGACTGAGCCTCAATGAATTGAGATTCTTGCGGCGCCACTTGGATGGCCTCGTACTTCAGTCCGGCGCCCAAGATCGCGGGCTCGCGGCGACCCTTCACCGCGTTCATAAACCGGGACTTGATCGTGGAGGCTTGCTCCTCGGTGACCGCCTGCTCGGTGGACAAGATGGCGGCGGGCACACCGCCCTCACCGAACCACTGCGCCCCGAACTTCTCGGCCGCCAGACCCTGCCCGATGGTCTGCTTGGCGTACTCGATAGGGGACATGCCGACCCAGTGACCGGGCAGCATGAGACCGGGAACGTGCCAGATGTCGCCGCCCTGACCCCACGCCTCGTGGCGTTCACGGGCCCCGTTGACGTTGACGTAGAACACCTTGCAGCGGCTGGTCTGGTCCCACTCGGGGTGGACCTTGTCCGGTGCCAGGATCTCAATGCGGGTGGCGTATCCGCGCTGATCCCAGTCCACGACCTGCCCGTATGCGTTTCCGCGCAGGAGCAGAGACGTGAGGACCGACTCCATCCACGACGACCTAGGCACGAGTGCCGACGGGTCCGACAGGAGCGCAGGCGCCGGGGAAACGGCCTCCGAGATACCACCGTGATACCTGACACCCTCGACCGGCATCTGCCCGATGGCGCCCGTGATGAGTCGCACGCACGACCACACGGCGGCGTGCCGCATAGACGTCTCGGCGGACACGTTCACACCTGAGAACGTCATCGTGCCGGGCTGCTGAGAGTTCAGCGGGAACGGGGGATACCCCGACCACGGAACATCGTTGCGTACCTCAGGAGCCCCCACGAGGCGACGTAGCAGGCTCATTCACGCTCCATCAAGAAACTCAAGGCCAGCAAACCGACACCGGCGATAGCGAAACCCGCAGCGGTGGAGAACATGAAACCGCCCACCGCGACCAACGCCACGCCGAGCACATCCAGCACAAGCGACACGCGGCGCATACCGGCCCCTCTCACCACACCGACATGGCAACGTCAACCGGCTTGGTCGACGTCGCCTCCGAATACGCACGCAACGCAACAGTCGCCGAGATCAAGGTCGTGATCTCCGAAACCGAATCCTTACGCGCCCAAGCCCACGCATCCCCGAGCGGACGCTTCCTGGCCGCCGATACAGCGGCCGTCAACTCAGGCTGCTCACGGTGCCGCACCCGGCCCTCAACGACGGCGTCATAGAACGCGCCGCAGCCCTGGGCAATGTCACGCGCCGACATGAGCAGAAGCGGGACGCCGAGCTGCTCCAGCTCAGGGATCAGTGACCCGCACGGCCCGCCAGGGTCCACCCCAATGGCGAGAGCCCCGTGGTTCTGCACAAGTTCCGCAAGCCGAGGCGCGACCCAAGCGGTGCCGCGGCGGTAGTCCACGACCTCGACGCCGTGCAGCCCATCGGACCTGGCGCCCGCCGCAGAGATAGAAGCCCAAGCCCGGTCAAAGGACACGTCCGGCGCGAACACCACCGGGTCCTCAATCTCCGACCTCGGGTCGGAGCACGCCTGCCACGCATCCATGGGAATGACCCAGTCAGCGCCCGACGCCTCGTCGTCCCACACCCCCAGGCGTTCACGCCGGAACTCACCCAACGGCAACGCCGCCAACTCACGCTCAATGAAGTCAGGCTCAATGCGGATGCCCAGAGCAGGGTTGGCCTGAGCCCACGCCTCCCGGTCATCCACCGCGACATCCGGTTGCGCCGACCACTCAAAGTACGCCAGCGCCGGATCGCCACCCGACCGGCCACGGTCCCGCACCACCATGAGCTGGGTCGAGTCCCGCTTACCCGCGCTGGACGTGTACCAGACCTGAGGATTGGGGCGGGCCGACAGGGTCGGCAACAGGGCACCCATCGCCGACGCCGACAAGGCGAAACTCTCGTCAAGGATCGTGCAGTCCGCGCTGAAACCTCGACCGCTACCGGCGCCCGTCCTAGCGACAAAGCGGAGACGCGCGCCGCCCTTCAGCTCAATGCCTTCCTCCCCATGGGAGGTCCGCACCCGAGCGACCCGCTTCCGCAACTCGTCGGAGTTATCCACAAGGAAGTGGATACGGCGGAACGCCTCCTGGGCAGTCTTAAACTCGTGGGCGCTGTGAAGGATCAGTTGCTCACCAAACAGGAACAGGCCCGCCAACTCGCGCGCCTCAAGGATGCCGTTCTTGCCGTTCTGGCGAGGCGAGATCACGGCCACCTCAAACGCCGACCACTTACCGTCGGCGCGCTCCCCGCAACCACCCTTCAGAACCAACTGTTGCCACGGGTCAAGGTGCAACCCGACAGACGCGGCCAGTTCAATGGCCTCGACCCCCGACGATGAAACCGCCTCGGGGACGCTGCTAACTCGCGGCCTTTGCGCGCCTCGCGGCACGCTTGCGGTTGAGCTCGTCAACGCGGCTCGTTTCCTTCGGGTCGGGCAGCGCCTCCAGTTCCGCCATGACCTCACGCAACTGGCGAGTCAAAGAGGGGACGTCCCGATCAGCGGTTTCTAGTTGACGCGCCAAGAGATTCCGTAGAGCCTCCAGCGTTCCGCGCCTATCACCGTTGGCCGCGTGATCCGAAAGTGTCTTCACGGGCTTCCTACGCGCCATGGCGGGGCACTCCAGTTCTCGTGGGGAGAGAAGGCGGAAAGGCGCGGGGGTTTTCCGTGCCCGCGTCTCTAGAAAAATCGGACATATCTCACCACCGGCGTGAGGGGGAGCGCCGTGCGGTGCTTGGGTCGCGGTCCTGGCGGCGGCTGTTACAGCTTAGGCAGGCCGGTCGCAGGTTCCCTGGATCGTTGGCGAGGTCCATGCGCCCGGTCTGGCGTAGCACCCTGAGGGGTATGACGTGGTCCACTGTTGTCGCGCCTGGTTGTCCGCAGAGCCAACAGATGTTGGAGTCTGCGAGGACTTGGGCGCGGGCTCGGCGGAAGGGTCTGGTGTAGCGCCCGTCACCTTTAGCCATGGCGCATGAGCCGGAGGCGTTGGTCGAGGAGTTGGTCTACCCAGCGGTGCCACATCTTGTCTCGTGGTGTGAGTGTTGTGGAGGACCAGAGCAGGGCTTCGTCGATCTCTTGTATGCGGATGGGCGGCTCGGGTAGGGCGGGCCGCGTGGTGGTCGCGACGGCCATCGCTCCTCCCAAATGCGGAAGCCCGGTCAGTGGTGACCGGGCTTGGGCATACTACGCCGAGGTCATTGTGCCCGGTGTTTGTGTGTGTTGTCAAACGGCTAGGTGGTTGATGACTAGGCCGAGGCGCCTGAGGTCGTGCTCGTCCCAGGTTTCTCCGCAGGTCTGGCAGGACACGGACATGCCGCCGTATCGGTCCTGATACAGCTTGCCGCCGCATTCGCCTGTCTCGGGGTGGACAACGGGGCAGGTGCCGACGGGCCTAGGTGCGTGGTCGCCGATGGCTGAGTGGAGGGCGGACTTGACGTCGCGGATCTCTTTGGCGAGCTCGTCTACCCAGGTCTGGCAGATGATCCAGTCGAGGTGGCCGAGGATGAGGTTGGCCTCACTGGTGACGGTGGTGGGGTGTTGGCGCCTGAGGTGGCGTTCCTCGCGGACGAGGGCTGCCCAGGATTCAAGGATGGCGAGGACGGGGACGATGTCGCCTGGGTGCTGGGAGACGGTGCGCCGGTCTAGGAGGGCGACGACGTCAAGGCGGATGGGGGCGGGTGGGTCGACCCGCTTGCCCTTGACTTGGTGGCCGTCGTCTACGGCGGTTCCGGGCTCGTAGAAGTGGGGGAGGAGGGCGTAGGTGGTGACGATGTCGTCGATGGTTTCGCGGAGCCAGGAGTGGTGGTGGCGGCACACGTGGGCGCTGTGGAGGGCCGTTTTGGGTTCCCGGTGGGGTAGTAGGCAGTTGGTTTGGTGGCTCATGGGGTGCTCTTTCCCTCACGCGCGGTGCTTAGTTTGGTAGTCCTACTGAGGTGACCACTCTCTCCTCTCAGTCCTCTCCTCTCCTCTCCTCTCCTCTGCATTGCGCTAGGCATTGCTCTAGGCATTGCTTACCTCCGATGCTGTAGGCATTGCTG